AAAAGATGGATAATAAGAGGTAGGTTTCAAAAGACAAATACTTCAACTGTTAAGATAACTGAGTTGCCACCATCAATGACTTATGAAAAGTATGAAGAGTGATTAGATAAATTAGTTGATAATAAAGATATAGTTTCTTATGATGATAATTGCAAAGATAATATTGATTATACAATTAAGTTTAATAGAGCTGCATTAGAGAAATTAGATGATGAGAAGTTAATAAAACTACTTAAACTAGAAGAATCATCTACAGAGATATTCTCAACATTGGATGAGTTTGGTAAATTAAAGATATTTGAAACATCAGAAGAGATTATAGAATACTTTGTTAAATTTAGATTAACTTATTATTACAAAAGAAAAGAATTTCAATTAGAAAAATTAAATAGAGAGTTAAAGATATTAAGTAACAGAGGAAGATTTATCAAAGCTATACTTGATGAGAAACTTAAAATTAATAATGTTTCAAAGGATCAAATTATAAAGGGTATAGAAGAAATGAATTTAGAAAAGATAGATGATTCATTTGATTACTTATTAAGAATGCCTATTTACTCTCTAACAAAAGAACTATTTGAAAAGATGAAAAAGGACTTCACTGAGAAAAAAGTTGAAATAAAGACATTAGAAGAGACTGATCCTAAAGATATGTATTTATTAGACTTAACTGAATTGAAAAAGAAGTTCAAATAATTAGGTAATATTAAACTTTTGTATTACTTTTGTATAAATTATAGTATTATGAAAGAGGAATTATTGAAATTAATAGAAGAAAAGTCACCAGGTGCACAACCTTTATATCTTGTTATAAGAGGTTCTCATGCTTATGGTACTAATATAGAAACATCAGATACAGACTTTGCTGGTGTATTCATCCAATCTGTGGATGATATATTTGGTTTTAAATATAAAGAACAAATAAATGATGATAAGAATGATACAGTTATCTATGAGGTAAGAAGATTTTTAGAATTGTTAGGTAGTAATAACCCTACAGTTTTAGAATTACTTAATACCCCAGAGGAATGTATTCTTTACAAACATCCAGTTTTTGATATGATATTAAATGATAGAGATAATTTCTTATCAAAGAAATGTGCTAATTCATTTGGTGGGTATGCAAGACAACAAATTGGTAAAGCAAAAGGTCAGAATAAAAAACAAAACTGGGAGAAAGATAAAGTAACAAGAAAAGACTTACTTGATTTCTGTTATGTTATACGTGGTGAAAAAACAATTCCTTGGAAAGTATGGAATGATGTTGCAGGTGGTTATGAAGAAAAATTCATAGGAGCTGTTAATGTACCAAATGCAAGGGATGTTTATGCACTTTACTATGATAGTGAAGCTTGTAATTGTTTTGGTGAATATGGTCCACAAGAGGATAGAGATAGAAGAATTGCTGAATTGAAAGCAGAAGGAAAACCATTAGGATTTGGATATAGAGGACTTGTTAATACTGGTCATGAAGATGAAAATGGTAATGTAAATTATGGTATTTCAAATCAATTAAGATTATCTTCAATTCCTAAAGGTGAAACACCAATTTGTACAATTGTTTATAACAAAGATGGATATTCTGAACATTGTAAAGATTACAGAGAGTATGAAGAATGGTTAGATAAAAGAAATCTACAAAGATGGGTTGATGTTAAATCACATGGTCAACAAATTGATGGTAAGAATATGATGCATTGTCGTAGATTAGTTGATATGGCAAGAGAAATTGCAGAAGGAAAAGGTATTCTTGTTAAAAGAAATAATGCACAGGAACTTCTTGCAATTAGAAGAGGTGAAGTAGATTTACAAACCTTGATTGACTATGTTGAAACTGAAATAAAAGAGATTGATAAATTATTTAAGGAATCAAATTTACCTGATAATGTAGATCAAAATTTAATAAATAATTTATTAGTAAAAATAAGAAAAACTGTTTATGGATTATAATATTGTTGGTTTAATTGGTGCATTTTGTTTTGGTTATATCTTTTCTAATTTAGTTAGAAAGATTATTGATAAACTTGATGATGAAAACAATATCAAAAAAGTAAATTTAGTTTATTCAAAACTATTAGAGAATATCTATGGTGATAAGACTACTTTTACAAATCGTATTAACAATACTGTTTCACTTGAGACATTGATTGATGGTGAGGGTAGAGTAAACATTATGTATATGATGGATAAAAAAGATGTGGCTATTTTTAAGAATGATAGATGTATTTATACTTCTGATTTAGTTACTGTTGATTTATTAGATGAAATAATTACAGCTATTGATATTTATCATAAAGATAAGATTGTTGATGTTGTTAACATGATGGGTTTAATCTTCTCAAGAGATGAATTTGAAAGAAAGTTCAATCTAAAAGTAGAGGATTTAAAGAGAGGTTTTTATGCACCAATGGAAATGCATGATATTGATGATTTAATTAATGAAAATGAGACAAACTTTGATATTGATTATATCTTAGATAGAATTAATGAAGTTGGTATTGAAAATCTAACTCCTGATGAAAGAAAATTTTTAAATAACTATAATAATTAATACATGAATATCTACAGATTAGATGCAATAATTAATGATATTAATATTGTTAATATTGGATTATTTGATACTAAAAAAATGGCACTCTTTCATAAAAGAAAGTGGGAAGATTTTGATGGTGAAGGTATAAAAATAGAATGTTATTTAAACAAAGTTAAATTAAATCAAGTTAGTCCTGAAAGAATTTTAACAGAAAATCAATTAGAAGAATTAAAACTTTTATTGAGAGATTATAGATTAGAAGAAATAGGTATAAAATAAAAAACCACTCATTTGAGTGGTTTTTATTATTAATTAAAGTGGTAATTCTTCCTCTTCTTCCTCTTCTTCACCTTGAACTGGTGCCTGACCTTCTACAGGAGCTTGTCCTTGTGCAGGTGCTTGAGCTTGTCCTTCTACTGGTGTCTGAGCTTGTGGTTGTTCAAATTCATTTTCTGCTGGTTGACCTTGAACTTGAGTTTGAACTTGTGGTTGACCTTCTACAGGTGCTTGAGCTTCTGCTTGAGCTTGAGGTTGAGCTTGTGGCATCTCTTGAGTTTGTGCTTGAGGTGCAGATTGAGCTTGTCCTTGTGCTTGTGTTTGACCACCTAAGATAGCACCACCAGGTATTTTCTCAACATCTAAACCATTGGTTACAACCCATTTAGTTATTTCTTCTGCAAGTTGAACATCACCAAAGAATTGACGTAAATTTTTACCTGTTGTTTCTTTTACTTTTTGAACATATTTATTGATGATCGTTTGAGTAATTGGAACAGTTACTTGTACATTATAGATGTCATTTACTTGGTAAACAGCTTCTTTAATAATGTCTTCTCTATTTTTTTGAATACGAAATTTTTCAAATGCTTTAACGTGTTTCATGTTAATTGTTATTTTTTATATGATTTATATATTAAGTATAAAAAATCATTTTTTGCACTTTTTATTATTTTATTACACCAACTACTTTTAATACTAAAGGTATTATTATAGCTGCACCACCAACTCCACCAACAACCATTTTGAACTTTAGTCTTTTGATTTGCTTATCTTTTTCATCAATTACTTGTTGTCTGTTGGCTAATTGTTTTTCTAAAGCACCAGTTTTTTCCATCCAAGCAAGTACTTCACCTTGTAGAGCTTTTATCTTTTCATCTTTAACTATTAGTTGACCATCTTGTTTAGTGATAACTGCATCTAACTTAGCAATTACTTGATCCTTTTCATTGATTACCTTAACACATAAATTCTCATAGTCTTGCATTTCGGCTTGTAGTTTCTCAAACTTCTCTAATATGTTTGAATTATTATTAAGTTTCATTGCTTGTGGTATAGTCATTACTACTACTTTCTGTCCAAGTGAGTCTTTTTCAAACCTTGGATATTTAATTTCCTGTGTGACTTGTGAAAACATTGTTGTAAAGAACAACATTGTTAATATTGTAAATAATTTTCTCATATCTTATTTTGTATTTTTTATTAAATCTTCTAAAAGTTCATCATCAGTAAGAACTTTTGGATTGTGTTTCATTTCTTCAATTTCCTTTTTAGTTTGTGCCATACCACCTTGAAGTTTTGATAACTCTGCTTTAGCTTTTTCTGCATTTTGTTTAGCAATAACTGCATCTGTTTTAGCTTTACCTATTTCAATTGCTAATTTTTTATCTTTAGCATCTTTCTCATTGTAAACTTCTTTCCAAGCAGCAACCTTTGCTTCTGCTGCTTGTTTTTCTTTTTCTAACTCTTTATATTGTTCTTCAAGTTCTTTGATTCTTTGTTTTGATGGGTCATAACCACCAAAATACCACATTAAACCAAAACCTGTAGAAGACAATAATAAGAATAGAATTACAATTTTTCTAAAATCCATAAATTTTCCACATTTTTTAGTTATATATTAAAAAAATTAACCCTTTTCAGTTTAGGAACAACCAATATGTTAATATATAGTTTTATGATAGTGTATTTAATAACAAATTTAGTAAGTGATAAAAAGTATGTTGGTCTAACTACAAGAGATATAAAAGTTAGATGGTATGAACATGTTAAAAAGTCAAAACAATCAAATATATCTGATATATCTTTACATAAAGACATTTTTATACATGGTAAAAAAAATTTTAGAATTGATATTTTAAAAGAATGTACATCTATAAGTGAGATGTCTTTTTATGAAAGAAAATTTATACAAGATTTAGATACAATTAAAAATGGTTATAATCAAAATTCAGGAGGTACTTATTATGAGGTATCTGAAAAACTTAAAAAGAAATTATCCTTGGAATCAAATCTATCTAAAGAAGTTTATGTGTACTATACTTCCGGTGATTTTTTTAATAAATTTCACTCAGTAAATGAATCTGCTAGAGTTCTTAACATAGATACAAGAAAAATTTTTAGAGTTTTGTGTGGGAATAGAAAGTCAACAAATGGATATATTTTTTCATATGAGAAAATAGAACATATTGATTATAAAAATGATGTATGTAGAAGTATTTTAAAATATGATTCTTTAGGTAATTTTATTAAAAAATACAAAAGTATAAATGAGTGTTCTTTAGATAATAATGTTAATAGAGTTACTATAAACAGAGCTATAAATGAGAAAAAATATTTTGTGAAGGGTAATTATTATTTTGATGATAATTTTAATATTAAAGAATTTGATTTTAATTTAAAGAAGATGTTGTATCAATATGATTCTTTAGGCAATTTGATAGATAAATATTTAAAAATAAATGATGTTGTTGAAAAAACAGGTATTAGTAAATCATCAATATATAGAATGATGAATAATAAAATAAAAAAGAATAAATACTATTTTATCTGGAAATAAAATAGTATTTTTGTAAAATAAAATAATAGATATGAAATATAGTAAACTTATAAGTTTTGATTTTGATGCTACACTTTTTCAAACACCATTGGAAGAAGAAGGTAGAGTTATATGGAGAGAAAAGACAGGATATGACTACCCTCATAAAGGTTGGTGGTCAAAAAAAGAAACATTGGATATGAATGTCTTTGACATTCCATTAAACAGAGAAGTTTATGAAGAATATCTTAAAGCAGTATCTGATTCTGATAACTTTGTTATCTTAGCAACTGGTAGAATTGAGAAATTAAGACCACAAGTAGAAGCTATTTTAAACAAAAACAACTTATCATTTGATGGTGTTTTCTGTAAAAGAGGACCTGGTGATACATTTTATTTCAAAAAGACTTTATTTGAAACATTTATTAATGAATTACAACCAGATGAATTTATCATGTATGATGATAGAGAAGAGCATTTAGTGGATTTCAAGGAGTGGGCTAAAACAATGCCTTGTGATGTAACTATAATTGATGTAGTAAGTATGACAACAACAAAAATAAAAAATAAATAATATGCCAACAATTACTAAGAAGCAATCAAAAACAATGGTAGATGCAATTCTATCTAAACCTTATCGTTTAATGTTACACAATGATGATTTTAATTCATTTGAATGGGTTATTGAGTGTTTAATTAAAGTATGTAAACATGAACCAGATCAAGCAACACAATGTGCTCATATTGTTCACTACAATGGTAAGTGTGATGTTAAGTATGGTGATTTAGAAACCATTTCAGAAATGAAAAACAAATTAAAATCTGCAGGACTTTCAGTTACAATGGAAGTTAATGAATAAAAAAAGACATCTTAATGATGTCTTTTTTTATTTTTTTTATTATCTTTACAAAAATTATATATTTATGACAAAAAGAGAATTGTATGAAGGTGTTATAAGCATTCAAAAAAAATGTGGACAAGGTTTGTCTGGAATTGTTGGTAAAATGGATAGAAATGTTCAGGAATTATTAGATGAACTTGTTGAAGAAGGACATCTTAGAGTAATACATCAGAGTTATAGTTATTTACCTGATGATACTTGGTATTTTCCAATTAAAGGTTATTGTGTGTTTGATCCAAATGAGGAAGAAAAAAGAGCTCTTTCATATGTTAGAATGTTTTTAGGTAAAACAGAAGAGATATTTGTTAATTTACCTTATACTGAATTTATTCAAAATCCTGATTTTATGAAGGGTTATTCTGACTGGTTGACTAAGAACAAAGAACAATTAGACATTATGTTAAACTTGGATGAAACTTATCCAGGTGAGGATGTTTTATTTTCTGATGAAGAAATAGAACATATTAAAACAAGAGAATGGTTTATAGAAAATAAATCAGTTAAAGAGTGTTTAGATTCATCAAGAGATAAAATGAGTGATTTTGATGAAATGATTACTATTAATGAAAGAATTGTTAGTTTGTATAAACAAAAAGGAAACTCTGAAAAAGAAATTGAAGATACTGAAAAAAGTATTGAAGATACAAAAAAACAAATTAAACTTAGAAAAAGGTTACATAACTATTTGGAAACATTAGATATGAAAAAACCTATTCAAGAACAATTTATGGTAGAACTTGTATAAAAAAATCCCTCATAAGAGGGATTTTTTATTTTAAAACTGATTGTTGCTATTAAACCAATTAATTCCTTTATCTGTATTATAAGCTTTATTTCTATTTATAACTTGTTTTCTTACTCTTAATAACTGACCATAATCAACACTTTCAACATAGTCAATATTTTTTAGACATTCATTTACATAGTTTCTAAATTCAGCGGTTGATATTAAGTCTAAATAATCTTGACACATTTCTCTAAAATCATTCTTTTGAAATGCAGAGGTTGCATTTACTATTGTCATAACAGTATCATCATGTCCAACATCTGCAGCATATCTAGTATTACCAGATGTTGTAGTATGTTTAACAAATGTTGTTATTTCTCTAATAGTATCTTCATTAGTTATTGTAAATCCTTTGGATAACATTAAATCTTGATAATCTTTAACTAATAAGTTCTTATTCTCACCAATTTTAAGACCAACTTTTTCATCTGTTGCATCAGCTCTATGTTTATATCTAAAGAATACAGATGAACCATAGTTATTATTACCTTCTAAAACATGTGGCATCTCTGCTAATAAGGTATTACCATAGTTATTTAACTCTAATACAATTTTAACATTTTCAGGATTAAGATATTCAAATACTAAACAATATAATAACTCTGCTAATTGTTTAACTGATATGTAATTACTTCTAAATATACCAACCTGTTCAAGTCTAAAGAAGTCAATGATTGATTTATAAGAAGGTTTTTGTATCTCAATTAGTTCTCTTGACTTCTCTGCTATTTTGAATATATTTATGATTGAGTAATCTTGTCCTAATCCTTCTGATATATCCACTGATAATATGAATTTATATTCATTTCTATTTATAGGACTAAATATTGAATCATCATCAATCCATTTCAAATCTGTATAACTAAATTTTAATTTATTTTCAAATTCTGCTATTTCTTCAAACTTATAGTTTTTCTTACCTTTTAATAACTCATCTATAATTGCTTCATTTAATAATGACTTACTTGAGTTAATAAATCTTAATCCATATTCTTGATTAAATGCATCTTCTCCACCAATATCTTTTATGGCTTCTTCTTTCCAAGTAGTCATTTCACCAATGGATCTTAAAGGAACTTCAAACCCTTTACTATTAATAAAAGTTAAATTTTTAACATCTTCATCAGTACATAATTCATTATTATAAACTTCAATAATGTCTTTTTGAAAGTCAACATTATAATACATTTTAGATTTAGTTACTTCTTCTGGAAATACACTTCTAACCTGTTCAAATATTTCTTCTTTAGTTACACCATTTTCATATAATCTATGTTGATTTAATCTTAGATATGTAACAAATCTACCTGGTACTTGGTGCCAATAAACCCTCATTGGTTTATAGTTATTTTTAAGTGGATCACCTTCTGGTCTTTCAGCATCAGTTAGTAACTTATGGAATAAGTTCATACCATTAGGTGTTGATGTGATAATAATTTTTGAGTTTTGTACTGCCGCAGTTGTTGGATAAGCTGCTGTATAGTAAGGTTCAATAATATTTGAAGGAATGTGTGCAAACTCATCAAGATAAAGTACATCAATGGTAAAACCAATTGCAGGTGTTTTAGATCTTGCTGATGTTTTTATTCTACAACCATTTTCAAATGTTAATGATTTTTGATTCCAAGTTTTGATACCTGGTTTTAAGAAGAATGGTAATAATGTATAAATAGATTTAATTTTATCTACAATCTCAACTGCAGTATCTCCTTTGTTTGCAACAATCATTATATTTTTATCATTACTAAATAAAATAGTATGTAACATGAA